GCCAGTCGCAAGTGTTGTGTATTGTACCCACGCCAAATCAACTGGGAATCCGATATCCACTGGAAACCCTGTAGTTGTTGAACTGTCTGAACTTGTAAGGACTCCATTAAAAACCTCAGTACCCGCTTCAGGAGTCTTCATTGGTCTGCGGATTGCTATGTATACATAGGATTGACCATTAGCATTCCAATCACCGCCACCATTTCCCCACGGATAAAATCCGTTAGCCGCCACATAAGCGCCATTGAAACCTGATGTGTTTTCAGCGTCACCTTCATTTGCATTTACTCTCCTTGGTGGGGAACTACCTTGGGCGGCGTTCAATCCTCTCATCGTATCCAGTACTGCCCAGTGAGAACTGCTTGTGCTTTTAAGAATAAGAAACTGCGGCTCGAATCCCAGATTTACAAAAGTCGTGCCGTCAGTCCCACCAGTATAACTCCCACACTTAATAATAGACTCATCACTATTATCACCGAATTGCTGGTCATCGTGGGCGAATACATAAGCAACATAAGTATCTAGGAATCCGTTAGTTTCTCTATTAGATGAACTGCTTACTAAAAAATACGAATCAGAAAACGAACTGCTGTTATTGCTAAATAATGCTTCATTCCCAAATGCGGTGGAAAGATTGAGGAAGGCCCCACCAATAGTGCTGGCACTGTTAAATCCTCGGTGCCAGACGGCCCAGTTAGCAGCATCATTCAATCGTTTAACGATAATACATCCAGGAACACTTCCAAGATTATGGGCAATCTGGCGGTTGGACGTTCCGTCACCCGTCCACGTAACTACATCAAGGAAGCCTGCTTGTTTGCGGAATGTCCAAGAGACTATCTCTTTACCAGCTCCGTTTTCTGACCCGCCATAGCTGATACCTGTTTGAAACCCAGTAGCACCCGCATACCTGAACTCTACTTTATTCGCCCCTGTATTAGTTAACTGCGCGCCTGTAGTGTCGGAAAATATGACTTTGCCAGCACCTCTTTCAGTGTCATATAAACAATGGCTATCAGCGCCGTTCCTTCTTTTAAACCAAATCATTCCGCCTTCATCGGCAAGAGCAATTCCATTGTCTATGGTTAAAGCGGCGCTATCAATGCCATCGTAAACATATGTGGAAAACACATCATCCACATAAACGGATTCACCACCACCGCCAGAGGCAGCTTGGAATAACTTGTTAGCTGTACTCATTAGCCCATCGCCTGTCCAGCAGTAAACCCGTAATAGGTTGTGCCGCCGTCATAAGTTACAAAAACGAAAACATCAACACCGCCAGAAGTTGCGGTAAGAGTTGGTGCAGTAGCTGCTGCCCAATCAACACTTCCAGGCCAAGTGATTGTTCTAGCCGAAGAGTCTTGAATAACCTTTAGCGTAAATGCGCTAACCTTGCCACTCGCCGCAGGGTTACTAAAAGTGTAAGTGACGTTCTCTGAAAGAGTATGGGTAAAGTTGTCACCATCCCTAAGATTAATAGTCGCTGCGTTTGAGCTTGAGGTAATTGCTGTGCTTTCCTCAATCTTGCCATTGTCAAATGTGACTACACCGTTGGCATCTGCTGTTACCGCCTTTGATGCCTGAGTAGTGCCAAGGGTGCTTACATCGACGTAGTTCAATTCTGTTGTGGAAGCCGTGCAGCCATCGAGCAGGTTGAGCTCAGCTGCCGTGCTAGTGATAGAAGCACCAGCAATCTGCAGTGTTGTTGCATTAACCTCACCAGAAGAGCCATAAACAACGCCCTTAGAATTAACAATAGTTGCTGCGCTAGAGCCATCTAGTAAATTTACCTCTGCTGCCGTAGCAGATAGACCAAGGTTGGTCAGTGCAGTAGGAGCTGACGCTAAGTCAGATAAGTTATTCGCTATCTGCGTGTAACGAGCATTGCTTTGTGCCTGTGTATACACATCAGCTACGCTAAATGCGCCGTAAGCAATTATACCAATGTTATCGCCAGCAGTTGCGCCAGCCGTCAATACTACTTGTGAACCGTTTGTCGCGGTGAAGTCAGCCGTAGGAACAAGCCTTGAACCATTGAGATATACATCAACAAATCCCACATCATAGGTAGCACTGAAGCTGGTCTGCCCGGAAGTTGCTGTGTATTCCTGGCGCTCTGCAGTACCGTTGACGGCTGATCCAGCCTCTGTCCACGCTGAGCCGGTGTAGACAAACATCGTGTTAGATGTAGTGTTGAAATATAAAGCACCTGCCTGTAGTGCATTACCATCGTTATCCACTGTGGGAGCAGACGATTTACTTCCTAAGTAAATATCGTCAAATTGATCAAAGGATGCAGCCGCTGCTGTGGCGCTTGCTGCTGCAGATGTGGCACTTCCTGCCGCTGCTGTGGCTGATGACGCACTAGCTGTCGCGCTGGTAGCAGATTCTCCAGCCTTAGTCGTTGCTATCCCAGCCTGAGTCGTCGCTGTAGAGGCGCTAGTGCTTGCAGCGTTTTGAGAAACCAACGCAGCAGCAGCGCTTGCCGCAGACTCTGCCGCTTTAGTGGTCGCGGTTGAGCTGCTACCAGATGCAGATGACGCGCTAGAAGCAGCGGCGGTAGCGCTTGAGGCTGCTGCATTCTGAGAAACTAGAGCAGCAGCTGCAGATGTAGCACTTGCAGCAGCGGAAGCAGCAGAATTTGTCTCAGCAGTCTCAGCATTAGTCTCGGCTGTTTCTGCGTTAGTCTCAGCGGTCTCGGCGGCAGTTTTTGCCACAACGGCAGCATCCTTTGCAACAACGGATGCGTCCTTTGCAGTCTCAGATGCTGTGGCAGACGTAGCCGATGCTGTGGCAGATGTGGCCGATGCTGTGGCAGATGTCGCGGATGACGTTGCAGATGTTGCCGCTGCTGTCGCTGAGCTTGCCGCCGCCGTAGCACTCGCCGCTGCTGCCGCTGACGTACCTACCCACCAAGACGATGAGCTTGCAGGAACCTTATTTAAGTTTGAGTTTTGTAATGACGTATAAAGAATTCCGTCTGTGCCTACCACATTCTCGTGGATAGCGTAGGTGCGAGTAGATAACCACGCAAACGCTATGCTTGCCCAGTACGCTGTAACGCTGGCGGGATTGTTATTTAAATTACTGTTCTGCAGACTCTGATACTGGAGATTGTTGTAAGTAACAACTGCGCCAGTTTGATAGGTTATCCCGGCGTTCCATTCTACTGAGTACAGGAGCGTCCAGTATCCTGACGTAGATGTAGGATCGTTGTTCTGGTTGCCTGCGGCGAGAGATCGGTAGTATTGACCATCGCTACCCAATACCACAGCATCAGCACTGTATATCTTCGTAGCTACCCAGCCGTCACCAAATACACTAGCCGTCTGACCTATCGGGTCACGGACCAGTATCTGCACATCATTCTTGTCTACCAGTATTGCCTTAGCAGTACCACTGAAGAATATGTTTGGTTGCCTACCAGCGGCGGTTAAGATGACCGGATTGGTGTTAGCAATAGTCTGGTTGATGTCGCTGAAAGTGTCCTTGAGAGTAGTTGTACCTGTCTCATAGAAATATATCTTACCGCTGCTTAGAGGATCGCCTGCGTCATCAAAGTATTGTGCGTTTATCTCGCCAAATCTAGCCATTATTCGTTACCTATATCTGATCGAAGCTAAGCAGAAGCTCTCTCATTGCCCTAATTTGGGATTGCTCGTCCCTGCCCAGAGCTGCATCTGCGGCTCTTCTAGCCGTTGCCCTTGCAACATTTGCGTATGCGCCCGCTCTACTCTGAGACTGACCAACAGCTTCACCAATTTGACCCGAAAAGCTAGTTGGAGCCTCTGTGCCAAACATTTTATCTAGCTCTATTGTAAAAGCTGTTTGATTAATTACATCATCATCAAATTTGCCGCCATACTTATTGCTTAGAGTTTGCATTTCATCTATTGAGTCAAGCAGAAGGGCTCTATATTGAGCATTTGATCCAAGTCCTCGCAATCTAGTACCTAATGCCCTAGCAGCACTTGAGCTATCATAATTAACAGTTCCCATTGCGTCCTTGAAGTTATCAAGCGCGTCTATAGTTTCAGCATACTGCTGATTTGCAGCCCTATATCCTTCAAAATTTTCACTTAAAACTTCATTTAGGTCACGCCGCAATCCTTTGACTATATTTAATGTTTCGCCTGTCAATGGCTTTTGCAAATTTTGCGTACCATAAGTAACAAGCTCATCAATATATTTCTTCATTTTGTGAATCTCATAGGCGTCTATGTTTCTTCCTTGAGACATCCTTCTCACAATATTTTTCAAGACACGTTCCGCGCCAGAAATGCCAGCAATATCCGCAGCGGAGAAATCTAAAGTTAAATCAGGCTTTACTGTTACTCCAATCTCATCTAGTGCGCCAACAAAGTTATCTACAACAGAGCCAAAATCAACACGATTTCCTTTTAGGTTATTTCTTGCATAACGGCCAATACTTTGACCTGCTTGCCTGTTAGCTTTCAACACCGATTTGTATCTGTCTAACATAGACTGACCGGCTATATCTGTGCTTCTATCAAGCATTTTTGATCTGGTGTCTTGGCGGCCTCTTTCCATTCTAGTCATAGACTCAAGCATATTTCGCCTGTCTTGAGGACTAGACTCTCTTATCATTGCTACCAATCCTTCATCCCATCCGCTTCTTAAAGCAGCTGTTTGTGTAGGACTAACAACTGCCTGCATCAGCGGTCTTGGTTGAACCGGGCCTTCTGGGCCAACTGTTGTAGTAGCTCCAGATGGATCTTCCTCTAGCCTGTATGGCGCGGTTCTGACATTAATCGCTTCTATGCCTCCGCTCTCAATGTCTTGCGCCGCCTGCCTTCTTGCTGGAGTTTGAACGGTTCTTCTAATCCTGCCAACTTCTTCGGCTGCGCCTGTTCCAACATCTGAGAGGAGCCTTCCTCCTTGTCTTGTAGCAGCAGTGCTACCTCCTCCAACAAAACCAATGTTTGCTAGAGCTTCTATATTTCTTGCGGCTCTTGGATATTCCTGAGCAAATTGTTGATATTGCTCCATCCCTGAGCCAAGCGCCTGCATACCATATCTCATAAGAGGTTGATCCATAAATATGCCTAGCTGATTGATTACCTCATCTTCCAAAACGTCTGGAGTTATGGCAGACACGCCTCTTCCCGCATACCCAAGACCTTCTCCTATAAGATCACCAAGATAGGCCATACCCTGACCTCCAGTTTGCAATACTGCTTCTTGTGGTGTCTGCTCGCCTCTTAACGTAGCGCCAACAATCTCTCGGACATTTTGCATACGCGGCCCTTCGCTAGTTGCAAGAGTCTCTAACCCTTTCTCGGTAGCACCGAGGAACGCTCTACCTGTAGGGCCAATGCGAGGCTGTTCAGGCGTATCAGTTATGCCCAACTCGCGCTTGACTGTGGATTGAATAACGTCAAGGCTCGTATTTGGAGGAAACTTTAAAATACTGCCATCTGGCAGTTCTGCGATAATATCTTCTTCCATTTGCTAATCCGGTATTGGGTTGCCGTTTTCGTCAAATCGTATGACTCGCGGGCCAGTAGGTTGTCCCGCAGGCTGCTGAACCGATGACATTGCCGCGCTTAGGTCAAACTCTAACAAATCTTCGATATCTTGCGCTGTTGCTTCGTCGCCCTCTTCTCTGGCTCGCTGTATGCCTCTTCTTGCAGTGTTTTCTGCAATGACTAACGCCTGCCTAAGAAGGCTTCTGTTTACTTCGTTATTCTGACTAAATCGAGCAGATATATTCTCCAATCTGCGCCCTTCATCTTCTGTAAATGCTGCACCAAAAGTTACTCTTAATTGACTAAGCACGGCTCGGCTCAAATTTTGAGATAACTCACCAGCATCTGCGCCAGTAACATCAAAAAAGTCTGTAACAGCCAACTTGAAATCAGCGAAAGTTCCAGTATCAACACGATCAAGCAGATCAAGAGATCTCTTCAAGACCGCTGTTGATTCTGCTGCCGGAACAGCCCTGCCAATCAATTCTCTTGCAGTCTCTGCCGCTCCTTTGGCTCTGGCTACTCCGGTAGCCAAATCAGACTCGTATACAATTCCTGACTCTATTGCGGCATCAAGAACACGCTGCTTTTCAGCGGCGTCAGTTATCAAAGTACCCGTTCTGTCATAAACTTCAGGCGGTCCGACTCTAGGCTTAGTAACAAATGTTCCATTTTTGTAGTTGATGGTTTTCGCAGCACCCATCCTGCCCTCAAAACCTCTGTAGCTCATGAATTCCTGATAGTCAGGAGTTCCCGGCGTTAATCCAGCGGCTTCTGCCTGCAATTCCAATGATCTAAATGTTGAAGGTACTTGACCGCCAAACGGCTCAATCATTCCCGTCCTGACACCCATTTCTACCGTAGAGTCAATCTGCGGCAAAATGGCATCAAAGCCTCCAGACATCAGGCTATCTGCTAAGCGCATTGTAGATGTAGTGTCTGCTCCTATTTGTTGCAGCAACTGCACCCGATCACCAAGAATATCCATTGCCTGTCTGGTGTCTCCGGTTTTAGCCAATTGCTGTATTCTTAGAGCATCCTGAGCAGCAGATTTTGTGAGCGCATCTTCTAACTGCAAGCCGCCCATAACATTCTGCATTCTCTGTTGCTCTTCAGCTCGCATCTGCTGCTGAAACTGCGGGCCTTGACCTGTGTACGCAGCCTGCAATCCCTGCAATACAGTGCTTAGCTTTGGGCCTTGCTGCTGTGTAGGCATTCTGCCGCCTAGCAATGATAAGTTGTCAGCCATTACGCTAATCCTTGAATCATAGACATATTTGCCATTGGAGAAACTTGAGGCGCAGTCATTACGCTGCTATTCATTGGGTTAGAAAAATAGCCGGGAGCAAACCCGGAACCTATTTTAAAAGTGCTTTGAGCTGCCTGCTCGCTTGGAAACATTTCAGCTATTTGAGTACCAACTACAGCACCGCCTAATGCACCAGCCAAAGGGCTCTGACCGACAAACGTCTGCGCTTGCGGAGTGCCAGCAAGCTGAGAACCTATATTGCTATAGCCTTGAGCCTGCAACTGCGCTAATTCGGTTTGTGCTGCCGCATCACCCGCTGCTGCTGACTGCTGTAACTGGGTTATATAATTGGTCTGGGCCGCAATCATAGAAGCCGTGCGAGCGCCCTGATCCTGCTGTAGATCAGCAAGCTGAGATGCCGCTGTGCCAAACTGACCTGCGAGCTGCTCGCCTGCGCGAGTTCTCATGCCCGCCACGTTAAGTCCTGTCTGAGCCGCAAGGTCGGCTGCGCGAGTGCCTATTCCTAACGCAATGTTAGAACGGCCTGCACCTAGTCCAGTTCTTAAATCAGCCTCGCTGACACCCAACTGTTGCGCTAAGTTAGCCAACTGCGTGCCTTGCTGAGTAGCTGCCTGCAGTCCAGAAGTACCGCCAAGCACACCTAAATTAGCAAGCTGCTGAGCGCCACCTGTAGCGATATTAGCCGCACTGCCTCTAGCGCCCAGACCTTGAGCTGACAGCGCCTGAAGATTACCTATCTGATTTTGTAAGTCTTGAGAAGCGAGTCCTGTACCGTACCGGGCAAGCTCTTTCATGACATTACCACCACCAACGCCGCCTCTAGCGGCTGCTGTGCGAAGAGCTGCCTGCTCACCCTGCTCTCGCAGGAATTGCATTTGCGGGCTTTCCTGATAAGCCTGCTGAAATGCTTCTTGTCCCAAAGCGCCAGAGAGTGCCAGTTGCTGTTGTAGCGCCTGACCGCCAGCCTGAGCGTATGGATCAAACATACCCTCTGCTCGCTGAAAACCTGACTCAATGTCAGCCCTAGCGCCTCCCAGAGCTTGCTGGAGAGCACCTATGCCAGTTTGAGTACCCTGCATGATATCTTGTCTGGCTTGGCCTATACCGCCTCTCAGGGCTCCTATGCCACCCATTGTGCCAGTGGTTAGCTCCCTACCTGCTGCGCCTGCGGTAGTACCTAAAAGCCCTGTGGCCCTTCCTGCTCCGCCTAACGCAGCCTGTTCTGCTGCTGCTAAACCTACGGGTAGCTGTGCGCCAGCCATACCGCCTGTTTGCACGTTTCTTAAAAGGTTGGGATTGTTGGCATCAGGTACCGTTGCGGGAGCAGTATTAAATACTGTGTTGGCCTTCTCTGCGTCACTCATCCCAGCCAAGCGCGGATCATTAGCCAATACCTCCATTGTCTGGCCTGTAGCTGGGTTTGTGATAATCTCCGTACCGCCAGACTGAGCTTGCTGTACCTGCTCTTGAGTAGGAGGCGGGACTCTTTCTGCTCTCATGCGATCAAACGCGCTGTTCACAAAATCAAGCCCTAAACCATACTGGTCGGCTACCTGTTGAGCGGTTGTTGCTCCAGACGCTAAATCATCAAACACCTGATTCTGTATTCTGCCAAGATTGTTATTAACGTAATCAACGCTAACGCCATATTCTTGAGCAACCTGCTGTGGAGTCTTCGCACCGCTTGATAGCTCACCTACAGCCCTGTTTATATCTTCTTGTGTAAATGCTGGGCGAGATGTATCTATCACCTTATCAAGTGGCCGAGTAGGAGTATTAACAGGTTCAGATTGGACCTGCTTTTCAATAACCTGCTGGATAGGAGGCGCATCAGTTATAACCTGATCATAAGCCTGTCTCGCAACTGCTGGGTCAACACCCATAACATTTGCAATGTAATTAAGATCAGCGCCGACATCATCAATAAGCCTAGCGATCTCTGGGACCGTAGCATTTGGCGTAGACTTTATGAAATCGAGAACAATAAACTCGGCTTCTCTTACGCCCTCTGTATCTTCTCGCTTGCCTCTCATCATAACGGTATCTGCCCATCGCTTTGAAATGTCAGCATTGCTTGTTGCATTTGATCAACTGGCGCGGCTGCTTGTTGTGTGGCTTGTTGTGTGGCTTGTCCCTGACCGCCCGGTACAGGAGTAAACTGCATAGGCTCTGGATTCATAAGCGGATCAAGCACACCGTAATCTAACTGGCCGCCGACATTCTGAGCCTGCGGCATATATCCGAGAGAGCCAGTTCCAAGGATTGCAGACTGCATAAATGGCTGAGCTTCAGCGATTCGCTGCTGAGCCATATAATTACCTTCTCGGAATTGCTCTAACTGTGGTCTAAACATAGAACCAGCCAAAGCTAGCGCCCTGTTTGCGCTTTCTTGCCGAATATCCTGAGAACGCTGATATGCTGGAGCTAATGGCTCTAACGCCTTTTGACCAAACTCTCTGATCAATGCCATTTGCTCTGCTCTCTGTTGAGCAGATTGAGCGGCAGCTTCCTCGCCTATCTTATTGGCATCTCTTTGGCCCATATAGCCAAGAGCCGTGCCGCCTATTGCCGCCAATCCCTTTGCGCCTCCGAGAGCGCCAACTAGCTTCCCTGCGCCCGCAACTAATGGAGCTATAAGTGGTAATCCCATTTTATTCTCCTAAACCGCTATCCAGCCCTTGCTTCGGTCACCGCCGATCTCTGGCTGCATCTTTCTATATTGAATTGATCCCGCGCTTCCAGTGGTGTCGAGATATAAACTAAATTGTACCGCTTCAACTACACCCTCTGGGCTTCCTGCACCCGTTATCGGTATAGATAAAGCCGCTTCCTGCGTAAACTGCCTGAATGGCTGCTCCATCGTGCCATTAGCATCAACTATCGGCTGAGCCGCGTTTAGCTTATAGCTCATTGCGTTGCCACAATGTCAGCAGTCATCTGTATAAATACTGGCTTTACAGGCTCACTCATCGTAAACCTAAAAAGCTCAAATCGTGAAGCCCTGCCGTTTCGGTTCCATATCACCCTGCGGTTGTACTCGCCAACCTTGCCAATGCTGCGGTATCTGGCATCTGACCATATTTTACCATCTACAGACCGCTCTAATCCCACTTTCGGGTCCACAGCAGACGAATTACCTACACCGCTTTCAACTGTAAGCTCTAGCTCTGGCAGGACAAACGACTGCATATTGCTTTGAAACGGCTGAGTTACGATAGTTCTGCGAATCTCAGTGTTATATTCTGTGTACACATTCTGGTCTAACAGGCCAACCCTTCCATCCACCAGGTCACCAGCCCACAATTGATTGTATGCACGGACCAAAGCGTTTACCCGGTACGCACCTAGAGCACCATCAACAAATGACTTCCTTTCATGCCAGCGCTTGCTGATTGTGTCATAAACCAACGTAGTGCCGGGTAGCGCAAAGCCAACAAAATACGCACCTTTTTCTGCGTATGCCCAGCTATATATATCAAGTATCTGGGCCTCAGTAAGAGCACTTAGCTCTTTGTCTATCGCAGTGGTAGATATCTTGGCTACGCTGTTACCGTTTAGTGCCCAGATCGCAGGAGACTCATTAGCACCCGCACCAACAAACACAAACGTATCTTGAATAGACTGAATGCTGAACGGGCTAGATATACCTTTGCTCAGGAACAACCCTGTACGCTGGAACGGAAAGTCAGCGCCGCCAATGTTCTGAAATGCCTCTATCGTCTGCGAACCGCCGATAAATAACTGGTTCTTGAAGACTATCGGAGCAACGATTTCATCTGGGTCCGACTCTGCAGTGCCGAAGTCTAGCGCGTTATACGCTAAACCATCATTCAGTGCGCTGACAATAAACTTCTTGGTGTCAGTAGTGAGGCAGAAAAACCCGTCAATAAACACAACCTGCTGCGGATTACCGTTAGCCGTAAAATCAGAATCAGTAATCTGGGCAAAAGTATTAGCAACGTGATTGTAGATGTATCCAGCACCGCCCGGAACCAATAGTAATAACTGCGTTCCGTTGTCAGCCATTGACACCCTGCCACTACCACCTATCGCCACATTGCTTCTTGTTGTAAGAGTGTAGTCCTCTGCCATACTGTACAGGTGACCGCCGATCAAAAAGTAAGGCACACCATTCATCTCATGTGCGCCACGGCAGTTATCTAATTCACTTGCGCTAGCAACCTGAGTAAGTCCGGGAGTGCCGAAGAGAGTCTCCTGATTCAACGCAGGAGCCTGAGCTATGTTTGGGTATAAGTTAGTGCATTCCTGCGCTGATATCGGCAGAGAATCGCTCTCATAGTACCCGTTAGCTATTGGCAGGATGACTTTTGGCATTAATTAACTAATCCAAGAATTGCATCAGTAACTACCACATTATCTGTGCTGGTCGCGTTGCCAACATACAATTCAACGTAATCATTTTGAGCTAAGGACACATTGAAAAACGTAGAGCAGTTTGCTGTTTGTGCCGTGTCTACTTCTCTAACGATTTTAGATCCAGCCTCTACCGTGCCATTCTTCGCAATCTGTATAAACAAGTCTTGATTGTTTGCAGACGCAGGCTTAATAGTAGCGGTAACGTGGACAGCAACTACTCTAGTCGTTGTTCCGTTGTAGACAATCTTGCCAGTAGTATCTCCGGTAAAACCTGACTGTATACCCACCGTAAACGTACCCGCGGCTTTAACTGGCGTTCCTGCCGTTCCAATGGTCGTTGCTGTAGAGTTACCCTGAATATGCACCTGGGCATACGGCAAAGCGTCTGCTGAGAGCGTGACGTAGTTGTTTGTTGAAGTAGCGGTTATTCCGTCACCTCCAACAATGCTGGCTATATCAGGAGTAGCATCAGTAGTGTTCAGGAGCAGAGGTCTACCAGTAGAATCAGCGGAAAAGTTATGCTTTAGCTCTACACCGTTCTGGGAAGATACGCTAGCCAATATGCCAGCGCCGCTCTCGATGTTTCTGATCTTGTTTACTGAGCCATCAATGTCTAATACTGCAATCCCGGTAGCTGCACCAGATTGCGTGATAGATCCTGTAACACCGAGCCCGCCAACAAAGTTAGCGTATGTGATCTTGTAGTTTGTGCCGTTTACGAAATAATCCATAAACGCGCCAGCGTCTACCGAAGTCTTCGCAACAAAATCTGACTTTTTCCTGCCCTGCGATCTATCAACCATTTGTATTCAGCTCCAATCCTATCGCGCCAGTAGATTCGGCCAATATTTCTTCTTCAGACTCTGGGTAAAAATGTCCGGGAAAGCCAAACAACGTATCTTCGTTGCCTGAACCAATCGGCAGTGTTGCAGGATTCTTGCTCTTACCTAATGTCTGCCCTAACAGGCGCATTGTGTTAAAACCATCCCGCGCAGCCTTCACCAAGCCTTGAGAGATCACGCCGTTATAGTCAGGCGCAACCTCTATAGCCATATTGGCAATCAAGCCTCTCAGGGCGCCTGAGGGAATCGTTACGTCATCACCTAAGTCTGAGACCTCTGTGTACCCTAACTGGATACCCTGAGCGTCTAGCTCGGTCATGTAGTTATTCATAGAAAATATGAAATCATTATACTCATCAGGCTGCAGCGGTGCTTCGCTGGCCTGTACTAGAATTCTTTGTAAGGATGCCTTTGCAACCTGCGCGACAGTAGCCATTATTCGAATGTTGGTCCTTTCTTCTTAGCAGTACTCGCACTCTGTCGGAATGCGCCAGCAGTAGGCGCTCCAGCGCTTCCCGGCGATCTCATGCGCTCAGGTGTTCTGCCCTGCGCTCTTTGCCGCTTTATCCTTCTCCGCTTCTTGTGGATGTTGGAATATAGACCATCACTCATACTTAGCACCTTTGCTCTTCATCGACTTAGCGCCTTTACACTTCCAGCGCTTGCGACTCAAGTTGTTAGGAGTATTGGGATCGTTCTGCTTTTCTTTTGGCAATCTTTTCTTGATGCCAAGAGACCGGGCACAATAGGAATCACCCTTACTTGTACCCGGCTTGACTCTCGGACCACCTCCTTTAGCTTCACCAGCCTGCCCGTAGGAGACTCGCTTGCCACTTTTAGTGACCTTAACTTTAGCTTTGCCCTTTCTCGGTTTTGGCATAAAAAACAGGGAGCCGAAGCTCCCTTAATCTCAATGGAGAGTTATGCTACGCCGAAACCTTGACCAGCCATAAACGGATTGAATGTTGCGTATGCAGGCAACAAGTCAAAACGAATCTTCTGGGTGTTGGCATCACCATCTGCGTACTTACTAACTCGAATGCTCATACCGTCTTCAGTAGTCGCAATAGTGTCAGTGGAGTAGAGCTTAGGCAGCTTCACAGTACCCATTCCAAATGCTTGCTTAGTGAAGAACAAGTTTGGTTGGTACAGGGTAGCTGAAGCACTTAGGACAGTAACTACGGCACCGTTAGCAGGTGCAGCGTCAACAGTGTTGTACTGACCATTGGCCTCATAGATCGCAGGACCAGCAACAACAAGGTTACCAGCGCCACTGCCGTTAAGAGTAACGTCAGCAGTTACAACGCCTGTCCAGGGCACATTAGCGCCAGAAGCGTCAATCATAGCTGTGCGAGTGTCTAGGTTTAGACGGTTCACATCAGCGATTGTAATCATATCACCAGCCTTCACTACCATATTTGCTTGGAGAGCAGTAACGGCAATAGTCTGAGTCATAGTGTCCTTAGCCGTGACATAAGTTGCGTCAGGAGCTGCAGACAGAGTACCCGCACGGTCAGCGCCAGTGCCAGCAGTAAAGCTAGAAAGAGCGTTAGATGTCAGGGCTCGCATACCACCAAAGTTCTGCGATACCTGTGCATTCTCCCAAGCGGTGCGAACCAACTGATCTGAAGCGTTCAGACCTTGCTGGATGTTAGCAAGTGCGCTAGTTGTGAAAGGGTTCATCAGGTAGTAGCGTTCTGCAGCAGCAGGTACGCCGATAGAATCCATCAGTGCACCAGCACCAGCTACATCTCCCCAAGCATCAACAGCCTGACCGTGCGCACCATACTTCAGAGATGCGTTCTTGAGCATAAAGCTCGCAAGGTCAATCTCCAAATCGGTTACGATTCGTCGTGCCATTGGGTTAAGGATTTGCTCCAACTGGTCGAGTTCCAGAGCCTCTTCGACGTTTCCCCACTCAGTGGCTACGGTGAAGTAGTTCTGTACAGTACCAGTTGCTTTACCAGCAATGATGTCTGACTTTGTAGCGGATGAAATATTACCGCCAGAAGTACGGATAGAGTTGTAGTCGTGTGGACGCTTGAAGTCTACATTGCTACCACTTGATGGGTTGAATTTGCCACTCAGGAGTTGAGTGTCAACGGTTTTAGTAACAACCCGGCTGGACTCGAATGCCTCTAAAAAGACACGGGCCACTTTCCGGGTAATATTGCTATTAAGATTATTAGCCATTTTCGGATTACCTCATTCATTCGAACATTGCCCCCTTCGGTCCTCGCGCTTTAGGCGCAACACCAGCTTTTGCTGGCTGATTAACCGGATCAGGAGCGGCATTTACTTTAGGTTTCAATGCAGCAGCCTTTTCTCGTACATGAGTTGCTATCCTCACCGCAGCTTGCGCCGGACTCATAGACCGGATGGTGTCTAGCTCGGTTACGTTCTGACTGAGGTACTTTGTTATAGCTGGTCCCAGATCGTCTTCTAAAATATAGTTGACTACATCATCTGAGATGCCAAACGCGGCAACAGAATTACCCGCTGCCTGTAACTCTTCATTCGTAATACCAAGCTGGACAGCTCGCTGCGAGTAGGTAGATACCTTCTCGTTCAAAGCCTCCTGCTGTTTCATTGCCTGCTCTTGTTGCAAACGCTGTGCTTCCTGTTGTTGGAAGCGCTGCTGTGCATCAAATGCAGCCTGTCTAGCTATGGCTTCATCGCGCATTCGGAGCTGTTGCTGATACTCCTGATCACTCAGGGCATACGGGTCCGGCTCCTTCGGCACGTTTGGCCTTTCCTGCTTTGGCATCTGCTGCTCAAGGCTTGATAAACGCTGTTTTAGCTCTTCAGCTTCTCGCTCTTTTTCCCTGAGCTTGAAAACTTTCTCAGCTATAGCTTTATCAAACGCCTCTTGCTGCCTATGGTCAAAGACAGGTTTGGTTTGTTTTTCCTGAGCCTCCTCAGTATCCGGTGATGAGTCGGAGCCAGTTTCCTGACCTTCGGTTTCTACGTCTTCAAGCTCTATTTCAGCCTCATCGACAATATCTTCCTGTTCCATCTTACCTTCCGTAAATGCCGTCAAATAAACGGTGACGTTCCGTGCCTCCAAGTAAGCGTGGAGTTCGCTGTAGCCTAACTATACCACATATTGTGATTTTGCAAGCAATATACCTGTATCAAAATATTTTGATATAGATTTATGAATCTGGCTGTTGATCCTCCTTACCCATCATTCCTAGTGCGCCTATGGCAACGAGAGGAACGGTATAAACTTTCTTAACGTCATACGGGTCAAATATTGCTGCAACCTTGCCCAGCTTTGAATCGTCAATGTAATACCCAGTGTAACCGCTGTTAGATATCAGCTTTTCGTATTCAGTAACGCCTTTAGCTTTTGATCTGATGTTATCTGGGTCAGCCCTTAAATCGTACATGAGTTCTGGCTCTACCTCGATCTCATAACTGATTCGTCCTACTCCGCTCTCGGGTCTGTATGGATTTTGTGATGCAGGAACACCATAATACGATCTTTTGACGAAATCTGGGTTTCCTCTGGCTCTGTTCTGTTCTGCTCGGGTTCTTCCAGATAAGTTTCTTCCGTATCGCTCTGGGTCAATTCTTTCGATCTCTCTTGGGCTGTAGTGGATGAGCCTGAGCTTTCCATCGTCCGTGATTGCTCCTTGAAGCCCGCTCTCGCCCGCTTGCAGAGTATCGAAAAATCTTTGTCGCTTATCATCGTTAATTACCAAACCGGCCTCAGAAACATATCTGGGCATTAAACCTGTCTTTTGGTCAGCAAATATTGTGTCTTCTATGTTTGCGGTTCTGTTTGCTTCGCCATACGGCCCAAAGTTCAGAAAAGAGTTCTGGCCTCTTGTTTCGCTGGCTACAGCCCTTCTAGCCTCTGGGCTAAACATACCTGCGTGTGACTGATAGGCATTCTCTTCGCCCATCGCCCTGAATCCAACACCGGGCTTAGCGTGACCATAATAATCGTGGACAGCCCTGAATATGTCGTTGTAGGTTGCTGGCTGCCCTCCAAGAAGCCTGCCAGAGTCCCTTAATAGTGGATTCCCGCCGGGATCAAAATTTGGGTTTGAGCCAAATCCCTCTACCGAAGGAAATACCGCAAGCCTTTTATTGTCATAAACATCTATCAGCGCTTCGTATGGGCTATTTGCATACGGGTCTACACCCGGCTTCATAAAGTAAGGGTTTACACCAGCTTCCAGCATCGCATCATATTGAGGCATCATTTCCTCAATCATTCTGTTGTACGCGCTCGCAACTACTGGATCGTCAGGCGTGTGCTGCATTATATCGTATTCCCTTGCAGCAGTGCTTGCTATCTCTGGGTTTACCTGAACATATCTTCTCAACGAAGTGTAAGGCACTCCCGCCGCCTCTGTTGCCCTGACCGCAGCAGCCTCTGCCTCTGGATTCTGCCCAATCCTGACAGTCCCTACATTTGGGATGTTTGGTGTGCTGGGAGCGCCGCGTAAAGGCTTATCGCCTATCTTTTTAATAACCTTTGCCGCAGCATCGCCAACAACGGGAATCATGCCAGCCGCCAAAGCCGTGGTGTCTATAGCAGTGCCTATCAGATCACCCGAGCCAATAGACTGACGCAGGTCTCCTACACCAACCGCATCGCCTACGCCGGGAATGAAGTCCATCGCTCCTACCGCAGTATCTACTAGCTGGCCTGTGCGATAGCCTTCTCTGCCTGCAATATTGCTACCGCCAAAGAAGTCATTTAGAGCTGATCTTGCGGTCTCTCTGAACGCAGGATTGAACGGATTGATTGATGTAGGCGCAGCCATCACGCTCTGATTGGACGGCACAGGAGCCTGCGCTGTTATGCCTCTGCGGCTCAGCTCCCTTGCGGCTTCCTGTCTGTCCCTCTCATCAACTGGTAAAGGATTCTGCTGTGTGTAGCCAGACAAGCCCTCTACGCTCATCAATGACGTAGTAGGCTCAGGAATAAACTGGCGCAGAGATGTTTGCTCAGCCACCGTTAGCAATCCTCATTAGGTCCACGTCGGACATCATAGCCATCCTGGCTTTGCGCTCCTGCTCATCCATCATATCGGTCATCTGCTCTTGGTTGTCTAGCTGATCACCAAATGCCTTGATGTTGGTGTGGTCTATCGTAGCGCCAGCCTTCTCAGCCTCTACCTGCGCCTTGATGCGATTGGTTTGGGCGTTGAAGACATCAACCTGCGTCTTGGCTTGCTCCGCTACCAGCTCGTTCTGATCGTTCTGGGCTTGTAGCTGTATCCTCAAAGTGTCGTTCTGTACCTTCTGGGCGTCTATCTGGGCCTTCATCATGTCAGCCTGAGCCTTCATCTGCTCTGCCTGTGCGAGCACCATAGCCGGATCAGGAGCCTGCTGCTGTCCTTGCGCCTGCATCTTAGCGGCCATCTCTTGCAGCTCTTCCTCGGTCATCTGGGATTGCGGGATCAATCCAGCAGCAATCATCTGTATCCGCTTGCGCTCTGCAATCTGTGACGCCGCCGGAGTGGCTATATTCTGCAGAAGCAAATCGCCAGCAATCTGCATCAGGCTAGGATCAGTCTGAGCCAGCGTTGTGATTGCTTCGATGGTCTCCTGCTGACGGTTGCGGAAGCTAGGGCCAGCCCGACAGGTAACGTCATACGTTCCAACCTGCAGGTCGTTGACGGTGACAATCTCGCCTGTGGCGTTGTCGATCACCTTCTGATTGATAGGCACCATATCGTAGGACTCATCCTCTCGGAGTATCCTGACCTGACGCTCTGTGTCGTACACCATAGGGATGGCATCCTTTAGGAGCCTTCCTGTAGCCGCTACCGCAATCTCTAGGCCGCGACTGTACTTCATCGTGCTATTGGTCCCACGGTCCTGCAACTGCTTGATAGCAACGCCAGACTGTAGACCGGGATTGTCGCCCATATTGGCAGCGAACATACCAGCCGTCTGACCTATGATTGCTCGCATAGACTCAGATATCCGCGCTAGTCCGGGATTGACCTGCGAACCTCCCTGCTGCTGTGGCACGGCAGGTGACTCTGGGTCTACGTTGTAGAATTGAACCGGATCAGCGTTGGTGTTCAGAGTTTCGAGCTGCTTCTCATGCCCTGAAGCCTGCGCCATAGTCATCCAATACTTAGCTCTCGGAGCAAGCGCACCTTCCTCAATCTCACGCGATACGCTGTAGTTCATCACCCGCTGCGGATCAAGCAGCTTCTCAACTACTCCCCAATAGATTGTCTTATTCTCGAATATCTTGAAGTTGGCGTAAGCAGGGACCACTGGGACTCGGCAGAATACGGTCTCTTTCTTGTCCTCTAGGAAGTCTTTAGCGTCAAAGAACCTCGAACAAACGTAATGCTTCTTGCGGGTCCGGCGCTTTGCCTCGGTTACACCAATGTCAGCAAGGTCATCTACAACTTTTTCGAAGTCCTCATTAACCTCGTGCACTTGACCGTTGGACATCATTACAAGCTCTCGGTCCTCGGACTCTAGGTACAGAAACTCACCAACCACAATGCACTCAGCCTTGTCGTAGTACGCTTCGCCGTCCCGTCCATCACTTACGCTTTCACCAGAGCCTTCAGGGAATCTGGCCTCGTACTCATCCTTTGCCATTGCGTGTAGTACAAACGCATACCGGCTGTC